AAGCGTTGGCCGCTGAATCAAGCGTGATAGTTGGGCCAGAAACATAAAGCTCACCGTCTGCCGGTGTCGCCGCAGTCGTGCCAATGCTCAACGCCTTCGCGTTCAACTGCTCAATCGGCGTGACTTGAACCACACCCGTTGCAGACGAAGTGCCGTCAGCCGCACCAGCGCGGTCTTGCACCATCAACGATTGGGTCGGGTTTGCGAAAGCTAGGTCGTAGTCGCTGACCACGCCGATTTCGACAACCGAAACATCGTCGATTCTACCAGTTGTAGTGCCTACCGCTTCGATGCCTAGAATATCGCCATCATCATCGGGAATGGTGAGTTCTTCGGTATATGTCCCAACGGTGGTGCGCGTTGTTGCAATATCGTTTATGTTTCCGCTTCTCCAATTAAAGCCACCAGCACTTATCGCAGTCACCGTGTAGGTTAGTCTGTATTTTTTGCCAGCAGTTAGTGCTGCGGGCTGTTGGTAGAGGACGTTCCCGTTAATAACTGAAGTCGCCACCCCCTCGTAATCGCCGCCGCCTTGGTCAACGATTGTCCAGCCAGCATTCTTGTTCCAGCCGGTATCGCCAGACGAGAAATTGTTGTTAGCCATCATCTCCGTCTGACTCCCATACTGGTCTGCAAAAGGCACGGTAGCGTTCTCGTAGCTCGCCGTGACCTCCGCTGCGGTCAGCGTCTTGTTCCATAATCGGGCGCGGTAGATTGTGCCGTTGAACCATTCCGACCCTCCCGTATAGCTGCTCGCAATACGGGCATCTGTGCAATTGTCGATACCGTGGCTGGCTGAAATTGTTGCCGTGCCGACTTGATTGCCGTTGTCGTACAGCACGACTGACGCGCCGTCTATTGTTGCAACTAGGTGGTGAACTTTTAGGTCATCCAGAACTTTAACACCTAACGACTTCCAAGAGGTGTTGTCGTAAACGCCCAGATTGTAGGAGGTGCTGCCATCACTCCCGAAAACAAATCGACCAGCTATTCCAAAATCAATCAACCAACTGGTTGCGCTGCCAAACGAATCCGCTTGAACAATAAACTCGAAACTAAACTTCGTTCCCAAGTCGGGCGGCGATGCAATGTCGATGTTTCCAGCCGCACCGTCGAAGTGGAGACCTTGGCCGTCACTGGCGTTTACTAGTTCTCGGGTAATCTCGCCAACCACGGTTGTGGTTGATCCTCCCCGGCTAAATTGTGAAACTCTTGCGCTCATATTAACCTACAAAATCAGTTGCGATTATTGTCGAGGAACCAGTCAGCGTCTTGCACCAAACCGAACCCGTATAATTATCAACCGTCAACACACCGCCATCACCCTCCTCGTCGCCGCTGGCAGGTGTCAGTATGAATGAGAACCTCTTGGTCCCTGTCAAAACTGGCGCGGAGCCAAAGCGTATGTAAACCTTGGTTGTGCCAATGTTCTGTAGGGACAATGAGCGCCTGTTTCTGGTTGAATATAAAACCTCACCCCCGGAAGTGAGGACAGGGTTGAGTGCGTCTTGGTTGATTACCGTTGCTGCTTGTTTAACTGTTGCCATGTGAATATGTCCTTACGTTAAAAAATTCGTTCTGTTGTGATTGTCTTTCCTGCACATCAAGTTGCGAGACAAGTGCCGCTTGCGCTTGTTGCTCCTCGATGATCCCTATTTCCTGTTTCTCATCATGCTTTAACAAATCTGCCGCAGAACCATGTGTAATGTAATCCCTGAATATGTGGGGTATGGCCACAAGTTCCCAATTAGCATTGTTTCCACCCACAGTTGGCGTGATTCCTGAAAAGCTGTTTAGCACTGCCGTGTAAAGATCGAACACACTGTTATCCGAAACCGCCCTGTACCGCACCACATCACCCGTGTAATAGGTTGTACCGGCGTTGTAATAGGTTGTGTGGATTGTATCGGGAAGCTTTGCCCTGAACTCCAGCCAGACCTTTGTTGCATCACCTGGGCACTGAACCCCGTTGTGACTCAGGAAAAATCTTAAATTCGTTGCTGTCCCATCGAGCTTGCGGTTCTTGTTCCACACATAAGTTGCTGTTCCTATGTCTGTTGTCTCCCAGCTTTGCTCCAGTGCGATATACTTATCGAACAAGGGAAGCTCACCCCAGTATGTTGCGTTGGTTGGTACTGTCCCCGCACCGACATCGGTGTGCATCTGGTAGCGTTTGTCATCCACATAATAGTAAACCTTGTCCCCAACGGCATAATCCGTTGTCGAATCATATTTGCTGTCCGTATAGGAAGTCTCCAGTTTGCCCCAATCACTGTGGATGACAGCATCTGAATCTGATGGGGCGTTGCTTGTTGTCTTGAGTGCGACCACATACCTGTCGGCGTTGCGGTCATAAAGTTGTGAACCTGCGGCATGCGATCCCGCTGCCCAAGGTTGTTTGAATGTCCGTTCCTCAATTCGCATGAGGTCGGTCCACTCTGTCTTCTCCCAGATGTCCCTGAGTCTGGAGTCAATGAATGCTTCCAGAAACTCGGCATCATCGGAACTCAGTTCCGAGTAGCTTCTCTGTCCTCTCTCCGCAGACCTCTTTAGGAGGTCGCTGTATCGGACCTTACGCATGTTTCCAAGGTGCGGCTATGGGGTTGTCCTTGGTGAACTTCTCGATGTTCTTCGTGTCGCTCCAGAAGTGAGGGTCCACCTGCTGCCACCTGAACCAAGTCCTAGCGTCAACCACGGACATCAGTTCCAGTTCGCACCCCGGCTTGCGCCGATAGTTTCTGTGCCTCTCAGCCGTCCGCTTCAGGCGGGAGAAGGTGTCGCCCCTCTCCCGCTGAAGCTTACGAGTAAGAACCCCCCCCAGCCGCAGTTCCCGTTCAAGGGACTTCTGCGTACCGGAGGAGAGTTTGTCGAATTTAGGTATAAATACCTGCGGCATTAGCTACCGTGATTGTCAGCAGCAAGGAGTTTGCCGTGTGCCTTCGGGTTTTTAACCACCAAAGTGTACACCGCCTTCGCGTGTCCGCGAGGTCCACCCCCACGGTCTTCAAAGGTCTCCGTGTGCATCGTGTCAAGGAACTTCAACTCCAAGGCATCAGTGTCCAAGATAAGACCCGCATCATCGTCGTAGGTGAATGCCAGCGTGTCATCGGTTCCAGCAGTTCCAAGTTCCGCACCACTGTTGCTACCACCAAGGAACACACTTGGAATCATGTTAATGACCCCAAACGAAGAATTGAAGGTCTTGACCTCCAAGTTGATCGTCTTGCTGCCTGACGCTTCGTTGACCTTGTAGCGTGATGTGCTTGAAGTCTCAACGCGAGTGAAGTTATCAATGATGTCAATGACGATTGGCGACATGACACCCATATAACTCTTCTTCTCACCGGACACCGTGAACATCGACTGAAGAACAGCGTTCAACTGCCCCTCTGTCAGGTCTGTGGTCCCCGCACCCGCAACACCATCAGAAATGGATGCAGCAGGAGGACGGTAGTTGGCTGGAACATCACTCGGACCAGCAGAATCAATCCAATCAAACAACCCGCGAGATGCGTATGATCCCGTAGTTGATGCACGATCCTGAACACCACAAACAACCCCCTCAATGTCGCGTTTTAACTCGCGCACTGATTTGGATTTCGCACTGTCAATTTCAGAATCGAGTCCGGCTTGATCGACCAACTGTTGAACATCAGACACACCAAACTCGCGTTTGCTGATGTTGATGTAGTTGCCCAACCTCGCACGATCCTCGGCTTTATTGAACCAGGTTGTGCTGTCGTGACCTTCCGCAGTTGAATCAACCTTGGCAGGTGACAAGCTATCGCATAACCACTCCGTAAAAACGGACTTTGTAGAACCTTTGGAAATCGCACTGGTAACAGGGGTAACCTCGGGTTCTATGACGCTGATAAAATCAGCAAGCTCCTCGCGATTGGCTTTTGAAGGACCAGTCGTGGAACTGTTGTATAAACTATAAGTATTTGCTTCCATAACTTATTTCTTGTTTTCTCTATTGGCAGCGAACCAGTTTGTGAGGGAACCTCGCGACCCTGAGTTGACTAAATCCTTGGAAGCATCCTCCAACCTCATCCCGCCCGGATTACGGACAGGTTTGGGTTGAGCTTTCGGACGGGTGGCAGTCCTTGTCGGTGTAACCTTCTTGGAGGGTTTCTTCCTCCCTTCAGCCACCATCCGGTTGTACTCATTCAACCCAAGCATGTAGATGCTCACGTTTGCCTGCCAGTTGGGTCGCATCCTTAACTCAGGTGCTTCCCGTACCACTGACATCGCTTGCTGGTACATCGGACTCGACTTGTCCTTCCAATAGGGAAAGACATCCTCGACTGCTCGACGAATGTTGCTCTCTTCCCGCAAATACTCCTCCCGTGAAGGAACGTGTTCCTCCAGTTCGTATTCGATGTCAGACATCATTCGTCTTACATCGCTTTCAGCGTACTCGCGTTCCTCGCCGTCCTCGGTGTTGGTAAAACCATCATGGTTCTCCCTTAACCACTTCTTCCAGCGAATGAGCTTGGACTTATGTTCCTTTAGTTCCCCCAGCGTCTTGACCTTTGACAACGGATTGTCCCCAATTTGAACTGGGGTTTGGTCAGGGTTTGCACTTTCAAGTTGCTGCTCAAGCTCCGCAACCTTTTCAGACTGCTTTGCGGCTTGTTCTTCAGCTTCCTTGGCTCGTGCCGTTAGCTTACCAATCCGTTTATTGATCTTCTTCTGGAGATTTTGGGGAACACCGTAGTCCTCCTCGCCATCGTCCTGCTGCTCAACCTCGGTGGGTTCAGCTTCATCAGACTCATCAACGACAGAATCTTCCTCAACCTCCTCGGTGTCCTCTATAACGACATCGTTTTCTGGTTGAGGTTCTTCAGTCTCCTCGACAGGGTTTTCAACGTCAGGAGAGGGTTCGCTATTAGCACTCTCACCTTCATTCTTTTCAACCCTGTTTTTTTCAAAGAACCTTTTCAGGTCGTTCAGACCCATTTCCGCAGTTTCTTCGGGGACTGCTACCCCTTCTGTTTCTGTTACCATGCGTTTAACCTGCAAGTGGGTGTTAATCCCAATTGTTTTTAGGGAACAAAAGAAAACCCGTGCAGTGGTTACTACACGGGTTTCGGTGGAGTGTGAGGAATGCGTTGGATGACTAGGGACGCTTAAATCCCTACCGCACTATAAAGGTTTATATTTATTCATCATCAACCGTGTCCGCAATGGCTTGTAATCTTCCGTTAATCTGGTTGATGCAATCAACACCACCTGCGCTGTGTGCGAGTGAACCGTGGTCCTGTGCGGTTGATTGGTGGCTCATATGCCCAACCAGTTCCTCCTTGATCTCATCAAGAAGATTCCGCATGGAGGCAAAGCGCGGGTCGGTGACTAGGTTCTTCAGGTCGCTCTCGTTCATGCTCCAAGTCTCCCGATGACTGCGTTCTGTTTCTGCTGCAACTGGAATTGCAACTGTTGCATGCGCTTGTCAACCCGACCCTTGAACTCCTCGTCCTGTTGGTAGCGTTGCTGTGCGCTTGGGCTTGCGGTGGGTGACTGCGGGTCAAGGATGCTCTTCAGGACGTTTAACCGCATCTCGTGGCTTTGTCCTTCCCGGACATCCTCATCTATCCCTGCCGACATCCTTGCAAACACATTCTTCTCATCATCAATCTCCTTCTGAGCCGCAGACTCCGCTGGCATCAGCAATCTCTCGCCCAGAACAGGGTCAATGAAGCTGAACACCACCTGCATGAGTTCCGAACGGTCAACGACACCCTGAGTGTCGAACTCTCCCACGGCAACCTTAAGGAGTTCCAGTTTCTTCTGCATTAACTCCTGATCTAAATTAGCCACGGCAAAATTCAACTGTATGTCAAATTGGCCCTGAATATCGTCCCTGCTGGCACTTAACATCTGTGCCTTGGACGAACCCACAACCCGAAAGAAAAACTCCTCTGAGGCGAACTGCTGCGTCAGAGCAAGCACCTGCTCCATCACTCTCCTCCAGTTGTTGAGCCACTTGGAAACCATGTGCTGTTGCCGCATCATGGCATAAGATTGGTTCTCCTTACCCGTCACCCTTCCAAAGTATCTGTCACAGGTTTCCCGGATGCTGTCCTCGATCTCCTTGCTACCCACATTGTAGGTCGGGACATCAGCGTACTGGTAGTCATCCGACCTCACCCGTGGAACAAGTGTCCCCGGACCCCACTTGGTTGGTGGGCGACCTGGGGGGTGGTGAAGTGGCGGCATGGTTGCCAGTGAGTTGCGGTCAACCCTTGCGTCCCATTCGTTCTTGATCTGCTTCTGCCAAGTGAACCCGATCTCACCGTAGCCACGCGAGTCATCGACTCTGCGGCTCAACCATTCCCTCCTGAACATGATGAACGGATACTGGCAATGGTCGTAGTTCATCAGTTCACTTACGGCATAAATATCCCTGCCGCGTATGTCTGTCGGCATGTGTGGCGAGAAACAGGTGTAATAGATTCCCGGCACATCCTCGTCATCCAGCTTGCGTTCGTAGCAATGGACAATCTCATAAATCTCCTTGGTATCAAAAACGATGTCCCGGCGGGTAGCGTTGCTGCGGGTTGCCATTGCCGAACGATCAGCCGTGATGGTCTTGCCCTTGCTGTTCTCAACAACCGATTCAACCCATTTCTTGTCCCACCCTTTGCTTTCTATTCCATCATACAACGCCTCCTTGGTTATGAACTCCTTGTAGTAGCACCGTCTGGCATCCTGCAACTCGGTGGTGTCAAGCGGCACAAAGAAATCCTCCCCCAGCCGCAGCGCAACCACAGTCGGACGGTTCTTGACCGTCATCTTGACAGGATAGGTTGTTGCCCCGCTCTCCCGCAGTTCGCGAACCATCTTCCGCATCTTGGACTGCTTGACCTCTGGCAATATCAACAGTCCGAGCGCGATTGCCTCGTCCTCCCTTTCAGGGTCAAAAATCATCTCAGGGAACATGGACAGGTTTTCGCTTGTCTGTGCGAGTTGTCTGATTGCCTCCATGTCTATGTCCGCAATTGTCCTCTGCTCCTCCACATCCCAGAACACCCCGACAACACCGACACCGTTCTCCAGCATGTAGTTTGCCGTAAGCTCCGCTTCGTCGTGGAACTCCTTTATCTGGTTGTGCAACTGGTAGCGCATCAAGTTGGTCACAAGACTTGCCTGTTCCGCATCGTTGCTCTCTGTCGGGAACGCTGACACCTGAGATGAACGAAGGGATGTCATCAGCATGTCGATGTCCTCGTTGATATAGGTGTCAATCACAGGGGGGCGACTGTCCGATGCACCGTCAAACGGGACGGGGTTGCGTCCCAGTTTCGATTTCCACTTGCGACCATCGTCGCTCTGCCCCGACCACACGTTGAAACGGGTCTCCCAGTTTAACCGTGTCCTGTCGTAGTATTCGTTGCCCCTGCGAACTATCTCGTGGAACTCGTTCGCGATGTCCTTGATGTCTTTATCCATTATATTTCCATTACCGCACCTTCAGGTCCAAGCTTCATAAGGTCTCTGATTGATTCCCGCAGGAACCTTCTCTGTCGCTTATCCACATCTATCAGCTTCAGGATGCCCATGTCGGCAAGGTCAATGACAAGCTTCCTGTTCATGCCTGTCACCTTGCACACCTCATGGGTTCTGAGTGACAATGGCAGGTCGTTAAAATTAACCTTCATACTCATCTCCCCCTGTTGCCGACAAGAGGTCACCGTCCAAGGACAGAACTCCTGCCTTGAAAAGATACCTGTCGCAATCAACAACATCCTTCAGCGCACCTTTAAGACCGTCTCTTCCGGTGTATTCCTGCATAGCATAAATTGTTTGCTCACACTCTTCGGAGATGTAATAGCGGGGGCAGTTCATTGAGGTCAGCGGACTCGTCTCGTCGTAGTCCAGATAATCGTTTATCAACTGCAACCCCTCATCTATGTGACCCCCAGGTGCAGGTATGAAAACCAAGCTGGGTCCGGTCACGTTTCCGTGCTTGTCCCTCTGCTCATCCTCCAGCAGTGATATGATGCTGGTTCCCTCCTCGGCACTTGGAACTGCCGCACCCCCCATGCGCGGGTCAATCAGTCTCTCGTAAATCTTCTCCTTCTTTGAGCCATCCCAACTCTTTGTCTCCTCGTCGTAAACCCACCCCTCCGCTTCAAGGAATATTTTCTTGTAGGCAATAATGGATTTGCCCATAGCAAGGGTCTGTGCCGGTCCCGGCTTGCCATCGGGTTTCTCGCTGGGCAAAGCCCATTCGCCAAAATTCTTTCGGTCCGGGTATTCCCGGTAAAGGAACACCCTTCCAATGTCATCAATGATGTACCACTTGAAAAACCAGTTCTTGCTGCCCGCAGGGTCGCAACTGACGTATCGGGTTCCCTTGTCCGGTATGGTGTCAACCGGGACAACGTGAACCCTGATGTCGAACTTGTTGAACACATTGCCCTCAAGTTTCTCTGCCCAACCGTATGCCCGAATCTTGATGTCCGTCGAGGGCTTGCCCTCAAGCATCCTGACAATCTGTTTGTATCCCCCGAACGGATTGTAGTGACTGTGGAAACAGATTGCCCGTGAACTCTTCCTGAACGGCTGGATGATGTAGGGCATGTGTCCGGGGCGGCATCCTTGAACATGAACCGTCTCCGGGTTCAGGAGTTCCGCAGGTTCATCCTTAATCACCTGCGCCCCTGCAACATAATCCTTCACTGTTGCGCTGTACCCCCTGACAGGCGTAAACGAGATGATGAGTTTCCCCGATCTGGTCACAATGCGAAACCGCAGGGTCTCGACCCAAGCAAGCGGGACAAGCTCATCACAAAGAATCATGTCGCACTCGCCCCCCTCAAGGACGGTGATGTTCTGGGTGTAGTTCAGGAACCGGCAGCGAGATCCATTTGGGAGTACAAAACACTGCTCAGTGAAACCCCCCTTGTCCGTCCAGTTGACATTTACCCTGCTCCCCTTCTTGCCAAGGTCACGCCATTCGGGCGGCAGGTATTTCCTTATGACAGGTTGCTGCAACTCAATTGAGGTTGCCAAGGAGGAATGGAAACACCACACAACAGCATCATCAATGTTGCACAGGGTCTCAACCGCAATCTTGCATGCGAACTCCGTCTTGCCGCTACGATTGCCGCCCAGAATCAGAAGTTCATCTGCCTCGGCAAGCAGTCGCCGCGCATCAGACCAACAGTCGAGTTCAAACCCGCATCGGAGAGGGTCAACCTCCCCAAGTTTGATCGCATTTTCCCTCTTCTCGATTAACTCAACGACAAAATCAATGCCATGCTCCTTGGCAAGGCACTCAATCCTCTCGTCTGGTATCGTCGGAAGATACGGGTGTGGTGTCTGCTTGTACTTCGACAACTTCGTCCCAGTAAATCGTGCCGTCCTCTGAATGTTTCAGATGCAACGATTCACCAATGCCGGTGTTGTTCCCCCTCTTTGAAAATACCAACTGGAATTGATTTGTGCCACCCTCGCGAACAAGGACGCTGACTGTGCGCGGAAAGTTCACAAGCTCACTCGTCCCTGCCGCAAGATAACTCATGTCGGTATGGGACCAGTGACTTCTGGCGTGGGAATCCACGCTTGGCTTGCCGTTGTGATGACTGACCATGATTGCACACTCATGCCGCTTCGCCAGTTCACCAAGACCGTGCCGCAGGAACCCCCCGACAACCTTCTGGTCGTTGATGTTGGCATTGATATAATGCAGCAACGGGTCAATTATCAATATATCCGGCTTAATGTCAGTAAGAATCTCCTCTGCGACCTCCAGAAATGCAGTCCCCACCTTGTCGTGGTTGGTGATGGTCAGGAGGTTCTCCGCAAGCAGTTCGTAGTGCCGCTTGCGAAGCTTCAAGTGCCGCGCAATCCCATTGAAGTTTTCAACCAGTTGCTCGTCATCGTTCTCGCCGTTAATCATCACAACCTTCAGCTTGCCAGCAGGTTTTAGCCCGAAGAAACCCCGGCCAATCGCCCAGCACGTTGCCATCTGTTGCAGCAGGACACTCTTGCCAATGTGCGAAGCTCCCGTGAACAACGAAAGATACCCACGGCACAACCATCGTTTGCCAACAAGGTTCGTCCCGTCATCCTTCTTGGGTTTCATTCTGGAGGTAAACCGCAGGACACTGCCAAACCTCTTTGACTTCTCCTTGGCTATCCACTCCTCGTAAGACTCAAGACCAAGGTCAACCCCAAGCAACTCCTGCATCTGACCCCCCCGACGAACCCCAGGTAATCTGCTGAGTCGGCTGGGGTTCTTGTTCTGGCCGTCGATGCGGTAGCGTTCCATCGACTTGTAAATTTCCATAACCCTATCGTCAAATGTCTGACGGTCTCTCGCGCCGACCTTCACCCAACCGTGCATGGATTTTCCACCTGAATATATCAAGGCAGACAGGGGGAGTCCGCTTTCCCTTAACACAGCATACTGTTCCTCCAGTGAACCGTCATCGAACTCAACCAGACAATGCCGGTAATCAATCACATCCTTGTCGGTGATACCCCCAATGAGAAGGGGGTTGACGCAGATATAGGTTCCCCTGCTGCCAAACAGTTCCTCACCGGATTCACCATACATGTCCAGCCACTCATCAACCGGCTTGCATGCGCCTCTGCTTATCCCGGTGTTGCGGGGCAGGGCGATCCTGACACCCTCCCCCTCCTTGAAGCATTTCCTGAAAATAGTTGTAACCGCATTTGGCATTCCCTTTGGCAGGTTCTTTCGCGGACGATGAACCGTAACCTTGGTTTGCACCATCGCTACTGCCGACACTGACTCCTCCCTCTGTTGTTTTGCATAAGCTGATCGTATTGTCGTGTCTGCCTCACTCTCGGTCAAACCATCCTGCAACGCCCTTTGGACAAGCTGATCGCTTGCCTCGTCGTAACTGTAATTGTGGTCCCTGAACTGGCATGCCGCATTGAACAGGCAATAGTTTCTGGTTCCCTCAGTTGAACCACCGTCAAGATACTCAATCGTCCTCCTCGGTAAACTCTTCGTCATCGTTCTCGTTCTCCTCTTTTATATCGTCCAAAACCGTCACCACCAACCTCCTGAACAGCACCCCAAGGATGCTCTCGTAGGACATGTCAAACTCATCATAGTAACGCTGAATCAAGGACTCCAAATCCTTGTAAAGCATCGCTTGTTGGGTTCGTTCGTCTATTTCCATACTCCCTTGTGTAACATCAAACCGATTATGCCGTAATTAGCCAAGTCACGATAGGTGTCTTCAAGGGATTCATGGTTCACTTCGCCCACACCTCCCAACTGTTTCAGGAGAAGGTTCCGCATTCGACTCACCTTGTCCTGTGTCCGAACCATCACCCCAAGCTCACCGTTTATGGAAATATTAGAACTCCCATAATCAACCTGCTTGCTATCAAACAACTTAACACATTCAAGGGATAAACGAAGGAACTCGACCCCCATTTCTGTCTGGAGGTCGAGTCCTTTTGATAAGTGTTCTATGTTTAGCTCTTGTCCCATGAAGGCACATCCTCATCGTCGATCACCTTGCGGGCGGACCGTTCCTTGCCGGAAAGATACCTCTCAATGGTGTTCTTCGTCTTGCCCTCATAGGTGTCTGTACCCACCTCTGCCCATAGATGCTCGCCCACGATGTTATTCATGTAGCTTTCATCCATTTTAGCGGACTTACCAACCTCCTGCCCGATGGACGGGAGGAACTGCTTGATCTTCCACTGGGCTTTTGGCGTGAAGACCAAGTTGTCCCAAATGTAACGCTTGGTCTTTGCCTCCTCAAACATGAGGTTGATGATCTCGTTCCCCGCTTTGCTTGTGCGGAACTCGTAATCCTTTAATCTTAACTCGTACTCACCTTCTTCAAGGTTTCGCGGCATCGTTGCCGTATCGCTCCGTGGAGCTTCGTCTGTGAATGTTATTTCTGGCATTCTTTTAGTATGTTTATGTCAGGTTTCGTTTTAGTCGTTTCCAACAGTTTCCTAGCAAGCTCCCGCTTTGCATCTGTTGGTTTCATGTCATGTTTCTTTGCATACTTCGCGACCAACGCAGTGTTGCTCACTTTGCATGCGTCAAGAAATTCTTCCTGTGTCAACCCAGACAACTCGAAAGCTTTCGGGATGTTCGAGATAAAGGTTGACCCCTTTCGGGATTGAAACTTGAAGTTGTCCAGTTCCTCACCCTCTTTCAGCATGTCCTTCGCCTTGTCCTCCACATCGTCGCACCACTTCCTTATGCGCTTGGCAAACACCATTGCCCGATTAACCGCATCGGGCGTGACTAGGTTTTCAATTGCGAAACTGCTTGAGGGTTCAATGTCCTTGGCAACCGTTGCAACTGCCGTGGTGAATGCCTCGCATTTGGTTCTCTGCTTACACCAAGCACAGTAATCGTTTGGTTGCAGAGTTTTGTTCTCAATGTTCACCGTGATGGTGTCCACAATTTCCTGCGCCTCCTCCTTGGTCATGTCATAGACTTTCGCCCAGAAGAACTTGGTGTAAATCTCATGCACCCTCACGCTGGAAATCCCTGCCTTCTGGCATGTCCCCAAAACATAATATGCCATCTGCGCCTTGTAGTCGTGCTGCTGTCCGCTCTTGAAATCGCCAAGGTTTCTCCCGTCCCAAAGGTCGCGGGTTCCAAAGCTCAACTCATTGTATTCGTTGTCCAGTATATGGACCTTGGACTCGACCTTCAGCTTGTGAATGTCGAAGTTATCCAGAACATATTGATATGCCCAATTGACCCCGGCAAGTTCATCATCTGGCACAGGTTTCCGCACAGGTCTACCCAGACACAAGTCCTCAAGGTGACCGTGCTGCCCTAGCCCCTTCTCTGTTGCCGCAGACCCCCTGCCGTCAGGTCGATACCGACCACAAAGCAACTGGGCGTTGCCGCTACTTGGTGGTCTCGTCGGATGGTGTTTCATTGAACTTCCTCACATTCTTAATAAACGCATCCCAGTTGCCCAGAAAATCGTCAAGCTGCCTCGGTTTAAGATCGTTGAACGTCTGGTCAACCTCGATAACATCCCGAAACTTCAACCAGTGGTTCAACAAGTTCTCCTTGTATTCAACAGTGCCAACCTTGCCGATGTCTTTAATGTATCTCTTGCGAAAAACCTTTCTGATTGAATCGACCAATTCGGGCGTTTTACCGGCGGGAACAGTCTCCACTTCCGCAGGTTTGCCATTGCGCCAAACCTCCGCTCCGACCCCCAGGTAGGATGCACACTTGGTCAGGGCATCGGTTGATGCGCCCTTGTATGCGTCACCCCTGTCATCGTTGTCGTTGCCGCCAAACTGGATGACCTTGATGTTGTGTTTGTCTGCGGTAAGTGTTCCCCGCACAATCACCATCTTTGGGTTGGTGTCATCTTCAACAACTTCAGGGGTGAAGTGCCAACCCCCAACCCCAAACGCCTCGTTCAACCTGTCTGTCACATAGATTGGGTTGATGGTTGTAAGGTAACTGCGTGATGGATGCTTTTTCAGTGCCTCCCTCGGCAGTGGTCTCATCAATATATCTGTCAGTTTTTTGTTATTTTGCATGTTATTTCCTCATCTAGTTTGTCAATGGGATGCAGGTGTTCCCTGCTGACCCCATATGAAATTACTCCCGGTATGAGTTCCTTTTCCCTGTTCCACTCAAACCATTCATGGCCGCTTATCCATCCCCTTATGAAAACTAGGTTTGCCTTGTCCCGGCTGGGGACACACAGGATTGCGTAGTCGCAATTCATTTGTTCCTGTTTCGGGAACAGAAGATAATTCGTCTGAGTTGATTTAACCTGCAAACTGCTGCCCCGGTAACGATAATCAACACCGCCATCACCATGCAGGTGAATTTTAGGGCAATAATCAAGACCAAGATAACGGCAAACAGCAACCTCCCCCATTTGTCCCTCAAGGTTGATCTGGAGATCGTCACGCGAACATATCCTCCTGTTCGCCACGCCGGTCTTCTCCTTGCCCAGTTGAATCTGTAAAGCCACTGCTTTTGCTGCGTACATTTCCGGTCCGGTCAGCGTGATTGCCTCGTCCCTCATTCAGCGGGGGGGTAAATTCCCTTAACATCGGTAATCCAATCCGTGAGCATCATTGTCACCTTCCACGGTTCATCGTTTCGTCGATGAATCACAACGGGTATCTTTTCCTCCCCCGCCTCCTCGTCGGTCTTCCTCAACCACTCATCAATCCTGACCTGTTCCCTGCGCTTGATCTCCAACTGGTAAACATCCCCGATATGCGGGACTATTATGTCCGCACTGTCCTTGGTTCCCTTGAACTGCTGCGCCCTGTGAGCTTTCTCGTAACCGGCATTCTTGAAGATTTGTACCACCTCCAACTCTGCCACCTTACCCTTCGTCCTTGAGTTAATCTGTTTGCCCATGATACTGCGCTCTTG